GGTCATACGCGTGCCAAGTTTCATTTCTAGCGACAGAAATATTCGCACCTCTTTCAGTTTTCGTTATAATGTATACCTATGGCAACTCAATCTCAGATAGCTGAACACCTCGATATGACCCCTCAAAGGGTGCGTGATTTAATAAAACAGGGCGTTTTAAATAGAAAAAATGCAAGAGACTCTATGGATGTCGATGAATGTCGTAAAAATTACATTCGATACCTAAGAACAAGAACTCAAGGTCTACAAAATGCTAGTGGTGACCTAAATGAAGAGAGAACTAGGCTTACAAAGCTGCAAGCAGACAAAGCACAGCTAGAAGTTCAAGAAATGGAAGAAAGTTTAGTATCTGTTGAGAAAATTACAGAAGAGTGGGTAGGATATGTGTCAAATGTTCGCTCCAAGCTTTTAGCGTTGCCGAGCAAAGTCTCCCATAGGGTGCAAGCTGCCGAGACTTATGCAGAAGCAGAAAAAATATTAAAAGAATCTGTTTATGATGCATTGCATGAACTAAGTAATAATGGATTATAAAAAACAGTTATCTTACATTATAAATAAGGTAAATGAAGCATTTAAACCTCCTCCTGATTTATCTATAGATTTATGGGCTGATAATTATAGACAGTTATCAGCAGAATCATCTGCAGAAGCTGGTCAATGGCGAACAGACAGAGTGCCATTCCAAAGAGAAATCATGCGTGTGATTAGTGACCCAAAAGTTGAAACTGTAGTTTTCATGAAGAGTGCACAGGTTGGTGCAACCGAACTGTTAAGTAATATCATTGGTTACTATATCGACCAAGAACCATCACCCATCTTAGTTATGCAACCTACTCTTAATATGGCACAGACATATTCCAAAGATAGATTAGCTCCAATGCTTAGAGATACACCAAAGCTACATGGCAAGGTTGGTGACCCTAGAAGTAGAGATAGTGAAAACACAGTTTTACACAAACGATTTGCTGGCGGTCACATTACAGTGGTCGGTGCTAACAGTGCAAGCGGTCTCGCGAGCAGACCTATACGTGTCCTCCTCGCAGATGAGGTAGACCGCTATCCGCCTTCTGCTGGAACAGAAGGAGACCCAATCAATTTGGCTAGAAAACGTACAACTACGTTTTGGAATCGAAAAATAATTATGGCATCCACGCCAACGATTAAAGGTGTATCAAGAATAGAAGCTGCATTTAATGTGTCAGATCAAAGATACTATTATGTGCCATGTCCTGAGTGTGAACATAAACAAGTGCTGAAATGGAAAACTGTAGTTTGGGAAGAGAACAAACCAGAAACAGCAACACTGTCTTGTGAAGAATGTGGCTCAGTCTTACCTGAATCAAAAAAACAATGGATGCTAGCCAATGGTGAGTGGCGTTCTAGTAATCCTGAATCCAAGATAGTTGGTTTTCATATCTCAGAGCTTTATTCACCTTTTAGAAAGCTAGAAGAAGTTGTCGCTGATTTTTTGGAAGCTAAAGAACACCCAGAGATGTTGCAAACATTTATTAATACATCTTTAGGTGAGTGTTGGGAAGAACAAGGTGAAATAGTTAATACATCTGAATTACTAGAGCGTTGTGAAAACTACAATGAAGAAATAATACCAGACAATGTTTTATTTATTACTGCTGGTATAGATACACAGAAAGATAGATTAGAAGTACAAACGATTGGTTGGGGTGAAAGATACGAAGCATGGGTTATTGAATATAAAATATTCTGGGGTGACCCAAGCACCCAAGAAGTCTGGGATGATTTAGATGCGTTCCTGAAAAAAGTATATACCACAGAGTCAGGTAAAAAGTTGCAAATAAAAGTAAGCTGTATCGACTCTGGTGGACATCACACACAGAACGTTTATGATTTCTGTCGACCAAGACAAGCTAGAATGATCTTTCCAGTCAAAGGTCAAGCACAAGCTGGTAAACCGATTGCTGGCCGACCAACCAGTTCTGCTAAACAAAGAGTCTATCTCTATCCAGTTGGTACAGACACCGCCAAAGAATTTATATTCTCTCGTTTAGAAAATGAAGAAAGATTAATTCATTTTCCTAATTCGGTAGACGATGAATACTTTAAACAGCTTGTTAGTGAACGACCTATCAAGAAAAACGTTGGTGGCAAGTTAAAAATAGTTTGGCATCTACCAAGAGGTCGTAGAAACGAAGCTCTCGATACTTTTGTTTATGCTTTAGCTGGTGTTTATATTCTTGCACCAAATTTCAAGGCATTAACGCAGAAAAAGCCTGAAAAACGTATACAAAAGCAAGAATCTTTGTTAAAACAACGATATAACAGAAATTTAAGGCAGAATCCTAGAAATTTTGTTTATGCATGGAAAGATTAACTTTAAAATTTAGAGTAAACTATTGACATGGCAAATTTATTCGACAGAGCTAACTATCCAACCCAAGAACCAGATATTTTAGTCGTAGGTGATAGATGGATGTGGAGACGACCAGACCTAGCATCTATATATGACCCAAGTGAATATGCACTCACTTATGAATATCATAGAGATAGTGGGGGTGGTGGTGTTAATCAATTCACTATAACTGCTACTGAAACCAGTAATGACTACATCATCGAAGTGCCATCAACAACGACAGATGCTTATGTAGCCAATGCTTATATTTGGTATGCTTTCATTACTAGAAGTTCTGACAGTGAGAGAATAGCAGTTGATAATGGTAGAGCAGAATTAATAGATGATTTTGCTGATTCTAATGCCGATGTTAGAAGCCATGCCAAAACAGTGCTAGATGCTATTGAAGCAACTATTGAGGGTCGTGCCTCGCAAGACCAAATGAGCTACAGCATAGCAGGTAGGTCATTATCAAGAATGTCAATAGATGATTTAATGACATTTAGGAACAGGTATAGAGCAGAATATCTGGAAGAAATTAAAAAAAGTAGAATCAAAAACAAACAAGATTCAGGCAATTTAGTCAAAGTAAGGTTTTAAAAATGGCAATCTGGGATAACTTCTTTAAATCACGCAAAAAAACTGTAAGAAAGTTTAGAAATTACAAAGCCACACAATCAGGAAACTTATTTGCTGATTGGATTAGTGGATCAAGCAATGCTGATAGCAATATTCGTTTTAATTTGCGTAAAATTAGAGATAGATGTCGTGAACAAGCTAGAAACAACGATTATGCCAAAAGATACTTGCAATTATTGGTTACAAATGTTGTTGGTAACAATGGTATCAAGGTTCAATCCAAAGCTAGAGAAGAAAATGGTGAGTTAGATTTAATTGGTAATGCAAGAGTCGAAGCAGAATGGAAAAAATGGTGCAAAAAAGGTAATTGCACTGTGGATGGGCGTCTTTCTTTCCTAGATGCACAAAAATTGTTTATCGAAACTTTAGCCAGAGATGGTGAGGTGCTAATTAGGCACATGACATCAAATAATCCGCTAGACCCATACAGAATACAGTTTTTGGATGCAGATTATCTTGATGAAGAAGAAAACAAACTCTTAAACAATAAAGAAGAAATCATTATGGGTGTAAAACTTAATGAGTACAAAAAACCAATCTCTTATTTCATATTTAAAGAACATCCAAACAATACATTCTTCGGTAAACACGATAGAGAGCACTATGAATTATCAGCAGATGACTTAATTCATGCCTATATGCCAGAAAGAGCAGAGCAAACAAGAGGTTTGCCATTTATGACCACTGCATTATCACGTTTAAAAATGCTAGATGGTTACGAAGAAGCAGAATTAGTAGCTGCAAGAGTTGGTGCATCTAAAATGGGTTTCTTTACCAGCCCTCATGGTGATGGATTTGTAGGCGAAGATACAGAAAATGATTACACACCAATAATGAGTGCCGAAGCTGGTACATTTGAACAATTACCAGAAGGTATGAGCTTTCAAACATTTGACCCACAACACCCAACATCAGGTTTTGATGCTTTTCACAAATCAGTGCTTAGAGGTATTGCATCAGGTTTAGGTGTTTCTTATGTTTCACTTGCTAATAATTTAGAAGGGGTTAATTACTCTTCTATTAGACAAGGCACATTAGAAGAAAGAGACAACTACAGAATATTGCAACAATTTATGATTGAACACTTTATAGAGCCTGTTTTTAAGACATGGTTGTTTAGAAGCATGACTTTTAAAGATGGTTTTGACTTACCTGACAGCAAATATGAAAAATTTGCTGATAATGTAGCTTTTATTCCTAGAAGCTGGGGTTGGATTGATCCAGTTAAGGAAGTTAAGGCTAATGTTGAAGGTTTGCAGGCTGGAGTTGTTACAATGCAGGATATACAGGCAAATTATGGTCGTGATGTTGAAGAATTGTTTGAACAACATCAAAGAGAAGATGCTTTAGCCAATCAGTACGATGTCAAAATAGCATATCAACCATTTGGTGCTAACAAAGCTCCTGTTGACCCAGAAATTAGCGATGAAGGTGATTCTGATGTCGAAGGGGAGTAAACCAAGACCGCTAAGTGTTGAAATACAACAATTTCACGATAATTGGATGAAAATATTTGGTAATCAAAAGAAAAAAAAGAAGAATGGCAAGCTATAAACCAACATCAGGCATGAGAGAAGAAGCTCGTAAGGGCTTAGATTGGCGTAAAGAACATGGAAGAGGTGGTACAGCAGTTGGTATCGCTAGGGCTAGAGATATTGTTAATGGTAAAAACTTATCTGAGTCTACTGTTAAGAGAATGTTCTCATTTTTCTCAAGACATGAAGTAGATAAAAAAGCAGAGGGATTTAGACCAGCAGAAGATGGTTACCCTTCTAATGGTCGCATTGCTTGGGCTTTATGGGGTGGTGATGCTGGATTTAGCTGGTCAAGAAAGATTGTTAATTCACTTAAAGACGATAGATCAGAAGAAAGAGCATTAACTGGTGCTATGCGTAAAGCCTTAGAGAACAAGGTTAAAGAACATAATGAAAAACATGGCGATGATGCTAGAAAAAAAACCAATCTAAGAACATTAACTGCAGTTTTTAATCGTGGTGTTGGTGCTTATAAAACCAACCCAGAATCAGTCAGACCTAATGTTAATTCACCTGAACAATGGGCTTTAGCAAGGGTTAATTCGTTCTTATATGCCCTTAGAAACCTTAGATTCAGAAGCGGTAAGCATGATTTGGATTTATTGCCAGCAGCACATCCTTTATCTTCCAAAGAAAATGATGATAGAATAGCCAATATGGACACTGAAGAAAGACATATTAAAGACATAAGAGAAACAGAAGATTCAGTAATTGTAGAATTTACTAAATCT